TTATAAAGCTTTATTTTGCTTGTCAGAAGGATCGGTTGGCTTTATTTTTTCCCCACTCGACTTGGACTCAAAAATGGCGACCGCATTCCGCAAAATATCCGGCATCGGCACTCCCATTCTGCCCACATTTTCTATAATAGACAACAGCTCGTTCGCTAAATAAAAGAAAACGACGGCATCCCGGAAATAGTGTGCATCCCCGAGAATACCGTCGATTAGATGGGCTACCGTAATGAGCAAAAACACGGTAACCTTGCGAAAAATACCGTAATATCCTTGGCGGCTTTTCAGCTCCCCATTAATCCAGGCCGCTGCCCATCCGGTGAAAAAGTCGATCACGACCATCCACCACAGCAACGTCAACATTGTAGTCCACCCCCCGAAAAAATAACCGATCAAGGTCCCCGTGGAAAACCCCAGCCAAATCTGATCGATCTTTTCATGCATATTTGTTCCCCCTTTTGAACCTAGGTGTAAAATGAATGCCCTCGGTTAATCCAAGGGCATTTAAAACACGCGGTGCGTGGCATTATTTAGTTGTTACTTAGCTCTGTTCTTATTCGAAAGCATACCATTGATAAGCTTGTATTTTAACATTGTTAGATATATAAACAGTTGCACTGATATTAAAATTAAACCCACCCGGTACTCCTGAATAAGAAACAGAAGCATCTGCACCTCTATAAGTGCGAATACCTGCAAGATTGCTGATATAACCGTTATAATCACTAGTACTACTGGAAATAGATATGTTAACCAATACGATGCTAGGTGTAAACGATAATCCTGAGATTGCTAAAGATAACAAAGGATTAGTAGATGTTGCGGATACCTGACCATTAAAATTCCCACTTGCGGATTTTTTGGTGGATAATCCACTTATTACCGCCGCTAACTGATCTCCGGTCATACCAGAGTTGGCATTACCGCCTTTGCCAGTGATAGCGTTAGCGATCTTTGATTTAAGATCACTGGCTTGTGTAAAAGCTTGGTCTGCCCGATTGTAAGCTTCATTCGCTCGATCATTAGCAGCTTTTACCGCACTAGGCGTAGCTGCCTGATCTGTAGCTGTACTCCCTGTGGAAGTATTAAGCTGCACAATCCCTCTCGCCTGTGTTGACGCAGAAGGCAAATCTGATGCAGGGTGACTATGCTGCTTAGGAGCTGCATATTGCTCTGTATACTTCTTGGCATTTCCCTCTGCTGCGCTCCAGGCCGCTTGTTTGGCTGCCGTAACATGGATCTCTGTATTGCTGGCATGATTGTCTAGCGCTTCCTTGGAAGCAATCCCGTTTCCAGCCGGGTCCTTTTTGATATTTTCAACCTGCGCGGCCAATTCCTGATCGTTTGCATAAAGAGTATCAATGGGGACATTCAGAACGTCCGCATGTCCTTGGTCGGTAGTAACAAATCTGCGTGGTTGTTGTATGCTCATATTTCTTCATCCTCCTTAATAAATATCATCAATTTCGAAAACAAACTCCATATCGCTGTCCTTGACCTTATTAGTCATCGTACGGACAGCTGTTAATTTACCAGCCGAATCTACCAACGCAAGCTCATTAATAGTCTCACCCACCAATTCATTTTCTGCCAGTGAGCAGGTATACCGAATGGTTGCAGGAGCAATGAATTCTGAATTGGTAATATCCTTCTGAACCAATTCCTTTCTCAACACCTGTTCTGTTCCCTCCAATGGCAGTGGCTTCCCTGCTTGATCCACACCCCCACTACCAAACACCATTTTTACCACTTTTGTCAGTGTTCCTCCTTCAGCGCGGGCACGTGCCATCTGTTCCCTTGCGTAAGCAGTTGTAACTGTCAGAACTTGTTCTGCCATACTTATCATCCCTTCTATCTTTAAGATAATTTTTTTATATATTTAAATTGAAATGACTTCCTCGGTTGAGCTTAACATCTGACTCCCATCCAGCATCATGCTGCCATCTAATGTCCAATAATGGTTTCGAATTTTCACGTTGGCTTCCTGATGATGATCCATTCGATGCTTGATGACTAGTCTCGTACGGTTGAAATATCGCATAGGTTCCTCTGTCCATCCGGACAAAGAGGCTATCCCGTCCAGTAGCTCGACACCATCTAAGTACCATGGCTTCCCACCAAAAAAGCGGACTCTCGAACGTAATCGAATACGAGAAACCATTTCATTCTCATGAAGAAATGCAAGCCTAGTTTTGTTATTCATATAAAAAGCAAGATGAGCAGGCTTGATATCCTCGATGATCTTTTTGAAATCAATCATATTTTCAGGAATACGGTTTTCAAAACTTATACCAAACTTATATTCCATCGGATGAAAGTCTACTTTCCCTTCCACACCAAAAGAGTTCATGATTTTCCGTACTAAGTCTCCTGAAAATTTACCGCTTCCACGGAGTTTCGACTCCACAACAGAACGTCGCTGTTCCAACGGCTTTTCCAAATCGACCGGGATACCTAGCTCCATCTCCCAGCTTTCCAGCGCCCAAGTGGCTGTGCGAACAAAAAATTGCGCCAATGTTTCATCCAGCGCGAGATATAGAGCATCTAGTTCGCTACCCTTTGCATCCATATCTGCATACATTACGCGAGAGGTTTCGTAATAGGCTGGCAGATAGGAGAATAGCTCTTGTCCACGCGAACTGGACATTAGATCCATTCTTTCATACATACTCACTCCTCCTTTGAGTACAGGCATTTTTGCTCTGTGCTCTATACCGTCTTCTTACGGAAAATAGAGCTATACCATTTAACCGTTTCTCGCTGTGCACTAGAACCCTCCATAGATGGTAAATTCTCTACGTTATCCAATTCCAGATCAGAACGATGGGATAAAATCATTTCCAACACTTGTTTACGTTGTTGTTCATTTAAAGCATAGCTTCCAATAATAGATGCTACATGGTCTTCTCCCCGATCATAGCGGGTAATACAGGCATGAGCACAAATGCGTAACTGAGCCTCTGTTAAAACGGTCATAGTTATGACTTCACCTCTTTCAATAGGTCTTTTGATGTTAAATAGGAGTAAGTACTTGTTTAATTTCCTGTGTTACCAAGCATGAGCTGAGTCAAAGTTAATTCAAGATCTGCTATACGCTGCTTCAATAGATCTGTCTCACTTAGCTGTTGTTCCGATTTTTGCGTCAGTTCTTTAATCGCTGCCCCACTTAATCCTTCACTCCAGAATGTCGTTGGATCTCTTCGTTCTGGGGCTGTAAATGTCTGAGCAAGATATCCCGGCTCGTCACCACGTTCATTTTCCAGCATGTTCTGCCATTCATCATGTAGCTTCTGAAATGCAGCTTGAGATTCCTTGCTGAGTTGCTCATTCATCTTCTGGGCTTCTAACAATTTTTCATCATATTCCGCTTCATGGGTTAGCCAGGATTGAATGTCAAAATGGGGCTGGTATAATCCCGGTGGAACTGGAATACCTACGATATAACCAGTAAGTTTTTTTTCCTTCATAGTCTGATTCATGGTTTCTAATGAAGCATAAAAAGGGACGACTCCCACAAAGGCATCGTCCACAAGTTCATCCTCTAGATAGAGGCCGTTTGGATTTACTTTAGGAACCGCTCTCAATTCGGTCACTCCCCTTATTTTGCACGGTATTTAAAATCAAGTATCAAATAAGAATTGTGTACTGCGTTATCGCATTGTATACTGGTCTCGCCTACATATATAGTTGAGGGATAAGGGACACTACCTTCAGCAGAAAGTGCCGCAACCTCCATAGGTCTTTCTGCCTCATAACCGGCTGGTAACATAAATATCTTTGTTCCAAAAGCAGTGACACCTCCGCGAATAAATCCCTGTACATGTACCCAGCCCTGAGAATCCTTACAGTAGCCTAATGGTCTACGAGTATTATCATAGTTAACCCATCCGTTAAGTAACGTAGGTGCTATCCATTTTAAAGTGTTTTTTTGCTCTCTCCTCTCATTTTCAACGACCGATAAAAGTGCACTATTCTGTTGAACACTATCCACCAAGTCAAGCAAAAGCGTTTTTTCGTTGGCTGTGTAAGTTCCGATAAAGGTGGCAACGGGTGAACGATCAAACATTAAGTAGGTAGTATTATAAGACGACGATAAATCGAAATTAGCAGCTAATGTATACACTTGCTCTTTACCATAGGTGGATTGGTATTGATCTGAAACTGCAGCAGTTCTCCATGACAAATCTTTTTTACCATCTTTATAGACGGATAGGATTTTATTTACTTTATTTTTTAAAATACTCGGATCATCTGTACGACCGTTAATATAATAGGCCCCGTTTGTGTAAACAGCCTTTGACCGTTCACGTAGTATAATTCCCGTACCGATTTCAACCTGATTCTCACCCTCCATAAAGGTTAACTGTCCCTCGCTAACGATAGGTTCAACAGTAGGCGCCTCAAGCTGATAAGTGAGTTGTTGCGTTGTCCAATTTCCATACCTTGTGTATGCCAAGGAAGCTATATCTGTTGTTGGTAATGTTGTAACGAAAAACGTTGCAGATGGCGTACCGTTAGCCACATAAATAGAATCTATTGGGCACCACGCCTTGCCTGCTGCTTCGTTATTAAAGGGTTTGCTTACATCCCCTTGTCCCGCAAGATACATCTTCCAACCATTAAAATACGCCTTAATTTCGTCCGATGTCGGTATATAGCTGTCTCCCCATCCGCTATCTGCAACCGACACCCCTATTTGAAAATTATCGTACGTGCCATTATTACTCGATGAACCTATATTGAGGCTGTCAGATTGACTAGTTACAGTTGCATAATCCGATTCTTTAATAACCTTGCCGTCAAACTTGACAAATATCCCAGTACCATTTATGGCTGGTATTATTCCGTTGTTTGGTGAGCCTACCGTTTTAATCCCTATTACCGATGTGTAAAATGCATACTCCCGATTATCATCCAGCACTAGGGTTTTCCACTTCTTAGACTTAAAATATTGGCCCTCCCGCTCAAATACCGTATCAGCATTTTCGCCCGTAACAGGATCGGCATGCAGGTCTGCTTGTAATGCCAGCATGGAGTCTTCACGGGGTTTGAATGGTTTGGCAATGCTTCCGATGTTAAGCATCATTTCTGAAAAGACAAACGTACCAAAAACACCTGTGTCCGCTCCAACTATAATACGCAAACCATATGTCCCCACAGGAGTTGTAAACGTCTGTGACAAAATATGCTCACCGTTAGCGACTGCATATGGACCAGTGTCCAAGGGTTCTCCAACATAACTCCCGTAAGCATCTAGTGCGCGAATATTATAGTATCCACCTGCACCAATGACTCCGCCGATATTAGATACTGACACTTTCATAGATAGAGTATAAACTTTACCAGCTGTAGCAGGAAGGTTCCAAGCATACAAGCTATATCCCGCCGTACTTTTAGTGATAGTGGCGACATATGGAGCAGTAATTTTTTTTGAACCTGCAGTCACGCTGTTTTCAGCTTCATAAATGCTAGGCAATAAATTCTCGCCATACCGAATCGCATACGGATTACGCACAGGCATAATGCTGTCTACATATGGATATTTAGTAGATACTTGTTCAGGTGACATGCTATCTAGGGTAGCATATTCTGAAGCGCTGACCTCATAAAGACGAATAGCATCTGCATAAAAAGCTTGGCCAGTTGCTGTTGAAATCGATGAAACTTCCAGGTTTATCGCAGTATCATTTGTCGGTGCACATTTTGTATAGATCGTTACGAATCGACTTTGATCTTTTGACTGCTTGAGGGCCTTATTACCACCTGTTGAAAAGTTTACATAAATATTGTTTGAAGCATTGATGTTTTTAACATCAGCTAGGGCGATATAGTATCTTCCACCAGTAAACTTCAATCCGGTACTATACACGTTATACACACCGGAGGCATTCTTTGCAGTAACCTTGATAGATCCTGCACCCTGCGCCTTATTAGATGTTTCAACTGCAAGATCAGCTTCCCAACCTAAAAGGCTGTCGATTCGGTCACAAGAGCCTGCCCGCCCCAACAAATTCACCAACATACGTCCGCTTATTCCCGTTAACGAAAATGGCGCAGCCTTCTCCGCATGAACAATCTGTACCCCAGGTTCCAAAGCTACCGCCTTGCGTTCCGTCGTATCCAGACGCTTCTTAATCTCATTTACACCGTCATTCACGTCACCTGCAAATTTATCTACAGACCGCCAGTTTTCATCCAAGTACTTCTCCAGATCAAAATATGTTGTTTTGGGCGATGTGCGGTCAATTTGATTTAAACCAAGATTCGGTGTTTTTTCGCTTGCCATGTTATGCGCCACCTCCTAAATATCTATCCTGTGTTGTATGTTCATTTTCATAGAGGGTCATGGACTCCACTTCCGCAATGGTCAGGTAGCGTAATTTATACTCTACCGCCATATGAGCAGGTTTGATCTCCTCAATGGCTGCTTTAAGATCCTCCACGTTGGGCGGAATTCCGATGGTGTCCATAAATTTGACCGTAAATCCCCATTCAGCAGGGTGAAAAGTAACATCTACTGTGCCTCCGTCATACGCCTCAGCTACATTTTTGACAAGCTTGCCTGAAAAGGTTCCTGCCCCCCGTAGCTTCGATTCCACCACTGCGCGCCGCTGATCCAACGGCTTCCCCAGATCGGTTTCGATCCCTAGCTCCGTTTCCCAGCGTTCCAGCCCCCAGGTGGCGGTACGTACGAAAAACTGTCCCACCGTTGCATCCATTGCAAGATACAAGGCGTCCAGTTCGCTTCCTTTAGCATCCATATCGGAACGCATCACACGTGAGGTTTCATAATAGGCAGGCAAATAGGAAAGTAGCTCGCGTCCTCGCTCGCTGCTCATTTGGCCCATTGCATCTTCCGCTATCGTTACTCGATTAACAAAAGTATCACTATGGTTTGCACGTTTTCCCTGGTCTGGGTCATTCAATAAATCTTCAAAACTGTCTATTCCGTTGTTACTCACTGACGCTCACCGTCCCCAGCACGGCCACCTGACCTGATCCAATCTCAATATTCTGATTGCTCTGTCCGTTGATTTTCAGCTCAGAGAAATCAATAATAATTGGAATGTCTAACAGCACAGCAGAAATCCGGGTGTACCTTACCAACGGATCTGCCTTGTAAAAAGCGAGCTGCTTCAAATACGTCCGCACACCGTTTTCGATCAGCTTTTTGATTTCATCCAGTGTGGACGGCTTCTCTTTGGTGCGCTGTACCTTGACCGAAATGTTTATTTCCACTTCTGCCGCTGGCATGATCGTCACCACAGGACCTGCTGGTGCTAACCCTTCGCCTTGCCCATCCTGGGTCGGATCGATATACTTCTGCACCGCAGCCACGATTTCCGGGCTGGCAGCGCGTTTATCCGTATCCAGCACATATAACCCCACTGTTCCTGGCCCTTTCCAGAGTGGAACAACTTCCACGCCACCCACTCCAGCAATCTCATTCGCCCACTGGGTATACTGCGCCTTGTTGCCGCTTGTACCCTGGTTCCGCACCTTGGCATAAAAACGCTCCAGCAACAGTTGGTCGCTCTCAACGTCTGTGCCGCTTTTGGTTTCCTCCGTATTGATCACGGAGGAAACCCCGCTAATCGGAGTAGCCATCACCTGAATGACACCCGCTGGCACGTTGCCGCTGCGTCCAGGATTGACCGCCCGAATTACCGCTTCCCCGGTACCCTGTTCATCCAGCGTGACCGATGCCGTAGTCGCATATTCAATGGAGGCTTCCCCAGATACATCATCTGCCGGAGTCGCCACCAACGTTCCTGACGGGACGGTTGTTCCCGCTGTGCCCTTGAACATAACCTTACCTGATGCAGCAACGGCTTCCCGCCGTTTCACTCCATGCTCTGCTGTCCGCAAATCCAGTTCCGGCGAGCGAAAATCCGGGTTATCACTGGCTGCTGTGCTGGCAAAACCCCGACGCAGCAGCTCCTGCGCCCAGATTGCCGCTTCAGAGAGCATAAATGCTACTGGAGCCTGCGCATCCCAAATAAAAGAGCCCTCGGACTTATCTATGTCCGAAGGCACTTTTTCCAGCATTCGATTTAAAATTGACTCTTCCGTCTGGTCTACCAAATATTCCGGCAAGTCTGCCATTAGATCACCACACTTTCCACAATTTCTGTCTCATCCCGCACGTTCGTAATCTGGCAGCTAAAATAGCATGCCTCACCTTCCCAGCGAAACGTGAACTGATCCACACTAGCCGTACGTGCATCTGCTAGCAACGCCTCTGTGACCATGCGCTTAATTTCACTTTCTTGCACACCGTGCCCATAGCTGCTGCCAATCAGCTCCTCCAGCTCACTTCCATAGTCAGGCGAATAGATCACATGACGATAGCGAGGAGTGCGTATGGCTTTTTCACACCACTGTACCCAAGCTTCTTTCTCGCCTGTAGTCACGATTTTACGGCTAGGGCTCATTACAAACTCCCCAGCTTCAAAATCAAATCTCCAGCTTCGCCCAAATACAGCACGGTTATCCTCCAGTACATCCGGGTCAGTCACATCTGTGTCTGTCCAGATCATATCATCTGTTTCGGGAAACAAATTAGCCACGTCCATTCACCACCTTGCACACGACCACCACATCGTTACCACTATTCACCCGCATCGCCAGTACACGATCCCCAGGCTTAAGTCCTTTGTTCAGGCTCAGATTTACATCCTCCAGCTCATCCTCCCCGATATAAAAAGAGGTTTTCAGCTCTTTGCCTTCCCAATTTTCAGATTCCACCGAGGTTGAGGTACCTTGGTACATATGGCGTGGTACAGATAGTAGCCCCGGCAGCTCGGCGACTAGATAATCCTGAAGCTCATGTTTAAAATCATCCAGCTTGAGTCCTGTGGAGGTAATGGTGCCTAATACTGCACCTACTCCACTCAGCGCTTGCTTGGTGTGTTTATGAAATGAAGATTGCAGCGCAGTGGCTAAATGCCCGTAGGGGTCCTTATTCAAGGTAAAACCTCCTTTTTACATCGTCATACGTTCCGAGCTCCAGCGACATACTCCCAGGGTTGCCCAATTCCCTGCTTACTGAAATCACCAGCAGCTTCATGGTCCCTAACATTACCGCGTCTCCTGCTCGAATCGTATTCATATCTGGTGCATTTACCGATATCGTTTGTTGTATGCCTCTCAGCTTACTTTTGGCCAACTCACGTGCCGCCGCACCCGATTTCACCTCGTCATCCTGTACGATCACCTGAAGTGTTCCATATTTGGCAATATCCTTTTCCTCAAGCGCCATCACCTTGGAAGGAACCTCTTTCCCCGTTTCACTGGCCGCCGTAGCCAACACCTTTACTCTCGTGGCTGCGCCTTCCAACGTTCGGGATTGTGTCGTATCGGTCACTTTCTCCAAAACATATACATCTTTGTTCGTGCCCAGTTCGTACAGCTCCAAGCCGGAAGAAATCATACGTGGATGATACAGCTTGCCGCCCGACTTGGCCGTCTCCCGCAGATCGCCCAGCATCATGGAATAAATGGACTGCGTCCGATATACGGCGCGCCCGAGCTGCTTTTTTGTGTCCGGCAAAGAAGCGATTTTCAGCTTCCAATCCCTCGCATATTTCTGAAAACGCTGGGTAGCCGTCTGCTTGGCAGGGAGCAAATATTCATCCTCGGACTTGTCCAAATATACCGTACGGTCATATAGCGTCAGCGTCATACGTTTAAGCCCGTTGTTGGAGGTTTCCACTTCCCAGATCACCGCTGGAGATAACAAAGGAACATAGTCTTTTTTACCATAAGGAATACCACTAACCCGGATTGACATCCCTGGAGAAATGGTCGGCATATCGGACGTAACGACCAAATTGACCGTCCCCTGATAGGCGATTTGCTCCAGCGAATCTCTTAAATTAATGTTCTCCACAAGTGGCGAAAGATCATATTTATCCTGTAAAATGACTTTATAGCTCATGACAGCACCAGCTTTTGCCCCGGTTTAATCGCATTCGGATTTTTCCCGATGGTCTTTTTGTTAAGCTGATAAATGCGACTCCATTGCGAGCTGTCTCCCAGCTCCAGCTTGGCAATTTTGGACAAGGAATCTCCCGATTTAACCGTGTAAGTTTTCTTTTTTTCTTTCATATCCGTGCGAGGCTTTTTGTTGACTGTCGCGGACTTCGAGCCGGTGCCAGCTTTTTTGGCTACCTTCATTTCACTCCAGGTTCGCAGTGACAAATCAAAATTCACATCCCCATATTCCCCGCCCCGAAAGGTCGAATTATGAGAAGCTACAATTACGGGTACGTTCACAGCTGTCTCCGTAATGATAAAACGTAGCGGACTCTTGGATAACAAAAAGCCATTCAACGTGTTCATGGCCTCCTGCGGATCAGGGATGTCTTCATATGTGCAATATGCTGGATTGTATTCTTTCGGAAAAAAAGAAGAGAAGGAGATTTCCTTCACCTTCTCCCCTTGTGGAAAGTCAAACTCCCCATAGGATAAAATCGTCGTTGTATCAAATCCCTTTTGTCGTGAAATCGTTACTTCCTCAGGATTTACTGGAAACTGAAACTTTTTTCCCTTACCATCCGTCAAACTAAATTCCATCTTTCTCCTCCTTCCCTATTGCTACCATTTACTGCATTACATAGCTCCAGCGCCCGTTGGCTTGGTGTTCTGCGTTGCACGCAAAATTTCAGCTTTAAGACGGTAGCCAATCTGCGTAATAAGCCCATCCACATCCAGCTTGTTCTCATGTACAGTGACCTGTACAGCCCCCGCAGGAAGATTAAATTGATTGGTGGTTTCGGTTTTAAAATCCTTCAAAAAGCCAGACAATGTTCCCATTTGTTCAGGACTGATCTGTACTACTTGAGGAGTGGGATTACCGTTGGCCTTACCTTTAGCTTTGGCGCCATTGTTCGCATGCGCCGCAGTATTCAACATTGGGCTTGGGTTTACCCCTTGGTTAGCGATAGCCATCGGTCCGTAAGGATTAGGAACGCCTTTGGCGCCCGGTTGTGGAGGCACGAATGCGGATGCACTATATAAAGGCGGCATAGTTGCTAAGGGCTTAAGGGACGCACCTATATTTGAATTAGGTGGGATTGAAGGTTTATGAACTTCAGGTGGCTTAGTTGGCTCTTTTTTAGGTTCGTCTTTTTTACCGAAAGAAAAGAAATCAGAAAAACTTTTACCAAAGTCTCCAGCCTTATCCGAAATCCAGCCTTTGACCTGTGAAGCCTTTTCTCCAAGAAATTTACCGGCGGACTTCGCTTTTTCCATCATAGCTGGACCATAATCTGAGACTAATCCGCCAATTTTACCTCCGACAAAATCTCCCGCCATACCCCCAAGTGTTGAACCAACCACAGTACCAATACCCGGCAGCAAAAATGAACCTATAGCTCCACCTAACGCAGAACCAGCAGTACCGCCTACCGTGGAACCAATAGCTTCTGCGCGTTCTTTACCAGAGGTGGCCTTCGCGATGTTCACAATATCCATTCCATAGCTTAAAGGCCCCAACAGTTTTTTTGCGCCGCCTTTTAAAAGGTTTTTGAACAAGCCTGATCCGGCTTCCTCAGCTGCACCTGCAACACTACTTGGTCTGATAATACTAGAAGCTGCATCTGCAGCAGCACTCGAACTTGCAGCGCTAGGTACTGCACCAGCAGCTTCGCTTGGATTAATCATCCCCCAGCCTTTAGCCTGCTCAAACAATCCCTGTCCACCTTCAATTAAATCTGAGCCTCCTCCAACCTTTTCTAAAAATTCACCTCCAGATTTCCCTACGTTAAATGCTTTACTAGCAAAATCTTTAAACTTCTCTCTTCGGTTAGCTCCCTGGAGCGGTCCCTTTAAAATACCAAAATCGGTTTTAAATTTTTTAAATGCTTCAGGAACTTCAGATATGCTTTTTACCCCTTCACCAACTTTTTTTACATTACCAAGAAAATCCTTTACCTGAGTTAATGCATCCTTAGGCTCTTCTTTTTTCTCTGCAGCTGGTGTCACAGATCCCAACTTAGTACTCAAATCCGCAATAGCCTTCGTATTGGCCTCTACAGCAGTAGTATTTGCTTTCAAAACCGTACTCAAATTATTATCAGACTTGACCGGGTCTGCTTTAGCAGTGCCGCTATTTACCTTCACATTCACATTCCCAGAGGCATTAATAATCTGAGATTTAACCCGGTTAATCTTGTTTAACAGATTATCCAAGCCTTTGGAGGCCATATCGTTCAGGACAATTTCCGGAGCCATGCGGGTACGACCGATTTTTAGAACGCGTCCCTGAATTCGTTCAAAATAGCGTTCCATTGCGCGCAATTCTCTGTTCGCCTTAATGACGTTTTTGGGATCGATCACAAGGTTCATGCGGTAATTTAATGCTTCTGCCATCTATCATGTTCACCTCCTTGTTTATGCTTTTGAAGCTGCTATGTTATCCATTTCCTGTTCGGCAAACGCCAGCAGCAGCATGCGCTCACCGCGGGGAAGCCGCCAAAAGTCTCCGGGACGAAGGTGGTGCCGGACCCACAAGTGGTACAGCATCGTCGTCATTCCCCCGGAGCCGATTAGTTTTTTAGATCAGCAATCTCAACGCCAAAACCGGACAGTTCCAGCACTTTATCTCCCACTGCATCCAGTTCACCCGCCAGCAGCATACGGCGGACAGACTGTTCGCCACCGGACAGCTTCAAGCGGCTTGTAATCCGGGGATCTCCCCAACCATTAAGGGACAGGCCCTTCACTTCCAACTTTCCGGTGGCTTCCGAAATCAACAAGGCGTTGAACGTTTCGGTATCTACCTTTTCGTCTACAGCACCCTTCACGGTTCGGCGAATCGTGCAACGCTCACGAATGCTGTCCACCTTACTAGAGGTCAGTCCGTGCAGTACAATTTTCATATCGAGGCGCTTGATACGAACTGTTTCTTCCGGTAGTTTCTCAGCGGCTTCAAACAGACTGTCCAAAATTTGTTCTTCTGTCATATTCTCATTCAAACTCATAGGTCATTCTCCCTTATTGTTAATTTCAGAATTTTAAAAATCCTTATTTGTATTTGGGGAACGGGACACCTGACAGCATCCCAATTCCCCGTTAACCAATTTAGTTCGCTACAATCGGATCCAGCAGCTCATAGCCTTCGAAGGTGAAGGTCGTTTCTTCCTGTACTTCCTCGCCTGCTGTCCAGTTGGCTAGCTGGATTTTGTCAGCAGTGCAACGGATGAGACGAATACTTTCATGTCCAAAAGCTTCTGGATCATCCAGCTTCGTAATAATCTCAAAACGATTAAAACCACGACGAATCATATCGGACGTAACTTTGTAGCCACTCATCGTCCCCGTCCCTTTTTTGATGCCGCGCTTATGCACCTTCCACTCATTGCCCACGAGATTCAGTTCGCGTTTTTCCATTTCCACACTGGCTTCCAGCTTATTGATATTCGTCTGCCACACCCCGTCCACATGCGCCTGACCAAACGTACCTAAAATAACTCTTGAAGCATCCAACATTTCTTTTTCCTCCTCAAAATAATTCATAATATAGTTCGGGATTTCACAAAGTCCTCGTTGTTAAAAAGCTACCTTAATCCTACTGATCGCCACCGAAATGCTTATGCACGTAAAATGCTTATTTATTGCACGTAAAATGTGCCGAACAGCTGCTCCATCACGTCGGTGAGCTTCACATTCCATTGCAGGAACACTTGATCCGGCTCCGGTTTGATGACTGGCGCATCACCGTAGTAAGCCGGATCGAGAATGACATCGTAGCCATCCGCCTCGATCACGTTGCTCAGCGACAGCTGTGCCAGGTATTCTTTGATCGCACCGATGAGTGCCAGACGGCCTTCTACTGTGTTGTTGATTTTGCCAATGTAAGTCTCTTCGGCTGCACGCTGCAAGTCAGCGTTAATGGCATCCATGACACGGATGGAACGGATTTTCTTCCACGCATTGTTTTGTCCGGCAGACGGGTTCACCAAGCTGTTGATTCCACGCAGCGCTTTGACCTGACGGCCATCGAAGAACAGGAGGAACACCCCGTTACGGACAGCCTGTTCCTGCTCGGAACGTGTCCAGCGGCGGGTTACATCCTCAAAAGGCGTAACCGCATACGTTGCGGATTGGTTCAACCGTTGGCCTGCGATCAGTCCGGCTACATAGGCAGCCGTTTGGGCGGAGCTGTAGTCCGTACCTGCCAGACGTACGCCTGTGCCCACGTTTACGATGCCTTCATGGTTCAGTGCCAAAGAGCGTGCAGAAGCCAAGCTGACAGCCGTTTTGGACACATCATCTGCCGCAGAACCGCCGAATACAGCGATGACGCCTTTGCCTTCATTCCGGACACGTTTGATCCAGGCAGCAAAGCTTTGCAGCAAAGCCAGATCGGCTGCATAATCCAGGGCCAGCACATTAAACTCCTGTCCTTCCAATGCTTCCTGCATGGCGATGTAATCGGCATTAACCAGCTTACTATTGCCGCTATTGCCACCTGTCAGATGTACGCCGCTGACATCCGCTGGAATGCCGCCTTCGCCGACAACCTCAGCTTTCACCCATACGTTTTCGCTGTTTTCGTTCAGCGCTTTGGCAATCGAAGCAGCCGTACCGTCGCTGCCTTTGTACGTACCCAGCAGTTTGGTTCCTTCATAGAGGCGCACCTCACGAGCTTGCTCGTCGCCCAAAGTTGGCTGTACCGTTACGGCAAAACCATTACCACGGCTACCTGTGTACAAAGCCTTCAAACGCAGCACGTCGGTCGGGGTCTCGCCACCGCTTTTCAGTGTTACAGACGCTTCAGCAGCCGTGTCATCTGCCAATCGGTAAGCGAGCAGTTTTTTCGGACCGCCCAGCAAAGCCAGATACAACGTGGAATATGCTGTCGCACCGTTCTCACTGTCACCGGAGAAGATTTGGCTAATAGCCGTTTCGCTGCCCACCTCTACAAACTCACGTACAGGGCCCCAATTCGCCTTGACGGGTACAACGACCGTACCACGTGATCCACCTTGAATCGCTGAAGCTGCTGCTGCCTGAAAATTCATATACAAACCCGGTAATACCGGTTTATTCGTGTTTTCCCATGTTCCGCCTGCCATAATTAATCCACCTTCGCTTTCATAAATTGTTCGATTTTAGTGTGTGCTTCTGCTACCGTAAACAGCTTGTCCTGTGTGCCAAAAAAGGCGCCTGCCAGCACTTCTACTTTTACAGAAAACAATTGTTCTGCGTGTTCCTTTAGTTCCTCTAGCGTATAGCGTGGGCCACTTGCTTCCTGCCCGCTATGTAGCGGGGTCTTCTCATGGCTTTCCAAGGTCACTCGGACCACCTCATTTCAAAATAGGATGAATTTCCACTCTGCGAATCAATGCCGCTTCCTCAGCCGGACGCATACGCCGCTGTACCAGCGTCAGCCGAAGCTGACCGTCTAAAATGGCATCCGCCTGCAAATCGGCTGAGGCTTCAGCCGTAGACATATAACGGCCCTTGTCCTGCTCCAGAGGAAGCTGGATTTGAGCGGCAAAGCCTTCGACCAGCGCGGAAGCTGCGCGGTTCTCTTCGGTGGTGACCGGGGCAGTGATATGCCCGATGAACCGTTTGCGGAGCTCATACATGGAGGCTCCTGCCATCCGGGTTTCACAGCCGCTCAGCCGCCATAATACCGCGTGGCTTCCCAGCTGTGCGGGCCATGCGTCGGCATATACCGACCACAATTCGCCCAGTTGCTTCTGCGTCCAGCCGACCAGTGCTGCCAGCCATTCTTCCGGCTGTGCTGCACCAGGTGCTGAAGCGGCCGATCCACCTTCTGTTTCAGGCACATACACGCCAAAACGCAGCGTTCTATAGGCCTTGCCCGTAACCGTGTCCAGCATTTCTGCATCCCGCACGCCCAAATAGTGCGCGGTAAAAGCAGACGTGTCCTCACCTTTACCTGTCACCGATGCTCGGTGCAGTCCGGCAATCAGGGTATTCGCCCATACATCGGCCTGCGCCAGCCCCGCTTGTCCTGCGTACAGCTTGATGCGGACAACCTGCCGGTAACCGGCCCAGGAAGACTTCCAGATTTCCTCGCCCAGCACCATAACCGCATACGGCTCCTCTGCCGTCTGCGACGGGGGTTGAACATCGTATACACGCCCTTGCAGCGCCGGAATAATGTCAATGAGCTTTTGCTTAAAGGCTTGTCTCATCCTGTGGCATGCCACCCTTGCTTATCCTGTGCTCGCATGCTGTGGCTGTTTAGCCAGGCTTTTTTCCACTTCCATGCTCTCAGCCGGCGTAGCCTTGTACTCATGCATTGCAGCATCCCTTGCTTAGGCAACACGACTCCTCCTTTCTATACATCGAATTCCCGGGAAGTGACAAAGACGATGACCGCATGAAAAAACCGGCCCTATTGGCCGGCTAACGTTTGACGGTGTGTGTCTTCGGTATGTCCTCTTGTCTTGATTCCCGATGATATAATCTTACACCCTTATAACGAATGCGTTGCCGGGGAAATGGACGATAAAAGTAGAGACTAGGGATGAAGTTAGGTGGTATTTTGCGAACGTTTGTTCTTATATTAAAAATGCGTTTAATCTCATTGTTGATGTGCACACAAAAAAATAACCGCCCTTTAAAAAGGCGGTTATTACATCGTTCAATTCAATGAATTATAAATATTTGCAGTATACCTAGTGATGGCTTCATCGTAATCTGGATACTCATACTCCAAACTTCTGGCCACAGCCTTAGCGTATTTTCTAAACAATGCATAGCAAGTAAGTAAAGACTCCCACATTTCTCGATAGCCATTTTCAGAGTAACTGGATAGTAAACTTTCCCAGTCTTCATTAGGAAGGTACTGATTTATAAATTTATAGTTTTTTCCTACGCTAAAGGCGTACCCTTGCTCTGAGCCAATCTTCCAAGCCATCATTCGCAGCAAATTAGGTCGTGCTATCTCGTGCAAATGGTCAATAGCAAACAGGATTTCTTTTCTCGCCAATCCTTTTACGATATAAGTTGAAACCATCCAAAACTCATTACAGCAATCATCAAATTCCTTTGCCGTAGGCTTTTTAATCCAATATTGATGGTCGTTCGCGATCACTTCCTCTTGGATCAGCACATCCTTGTCGAGCAGAACCTCAACTAAACCATCGCTATTCGTAAAATAATCCTCTACCTCGTTTATAGGGATCAGTGTCAGATCTAATTTGTTTCCATCCTCAAAAAGAATGATATATGAAAACCAGTTACCTAGTTCTGATGGAAAAAGTTCCATATCCTCGGGTTTTTGCATCATAAGCCTATCCCCAAACACGTGGAGCCATTGATCACTTTCCTTGAAAGAATCCATATCTGTTACAAAGTAAGAAATATCATAATCTTGAAATGAATCAGGAGGAATATTGAAGTTTGTACGTGATCCTTCCATCGTGACCAATCGTATTCTTTTATCGTTCATAGCAAACTTTATAAGGATATTCATCATTTCTGGTTCACTTCTCAATACATCCGTCCTCCGTTCCTATTTTAATTGAGACCTATGCTTCTTATTCACCGTTGCGGTTCATACTCCTTACTGTCTAGGTTAATAGAGCCACAGGTTGTGACCCCTATGCATTTACCTACCCCAGTCTTCGATCCGCACCCTTTTGCAAGCTTGCCAGATTCAGAACGCCTTGGTCTGCCAGCGCTAGCGCCATTTTGTAAAAAGCACGTGTGCGAAGCTTCGTATACGTATCTTTGCTGACTGGCGGGTCCAGCACATAATTGTAAACCTTGTAATCGAACACATCATCATCCTTTAAATAACGTTCACGGATCAGCAACTGTTCACGTTCATTCAAGCGGCTCACTACGGCATCCACCATTTGGCAATAGGCCAAGCGGGCGGCAGGAGCATCTACATTATATACAGCAGTCCGGGCCGTTGGGTCGCTTGTCACATTCGTGGGTCCGTTCGGGCGATCCGTATAGCCAGCAGTAATAAAGCTTTCCCGATCCATAAAGGTTATTGTTTTATAAATCCGGTATTTCTCAAATACACCCTCCAATGCATTCTGCGTTTTGCGACGGTCTAATTCGGGTAAGTTATTTCTCATGAAAAGCAACACTCCTTATATTATGCCTTTTGACAATGATGTATTTTCAAATAAAAACGCACTTGTTTACATTTTGTTCCCCTTTTGTTCGTATCTTGAGTATAACATAACATTATTTAGGATAGGTATCCATCGTGAAAAAAAGCAATATAGCCCCAAAAACAGGATATTCGCTCTACTTTTCTATGCCTTTTGGCATATTACGTGCTTTTACTATTTGCCTAATGGTATAATAAAGCTAATTCTATGATTCTATTGCAGAAAGGAGCTCCATTGTGGAACAGCCAGCATTCGGAACTTACCTAAAACAGCAGCGTGAGCACAAGCAATTGAGCATCAACCAATTAGCAGATGCCGCAGGTATTAGTAATTCACAAATTTCCCGCATCGAAAATGGGCTGCGCGGAGTGCCCAAACCCTCCACCCTCCGCAAAATAGCGGACGCGCTCAGCGTATCCTATACCGAAATGATGAAGGCCGCCGGATATTGGGCGGACGATGATTCAATAGAGCTGAACCCACACGAACTTTATCGTTCTACTGTACCAGAATGGGCAAACTCCAAAGACCGCCGGGATTTTAAAAAAATGTTGGAGGAAGACGACGAATTAATGTTTGATGGCATTCCGCTGGATGAAAAAGACCGGCAACGAATCAAGGACGTACTGACAGGCCTGTTCTGGGAAGCCAAGCAAATGAACAAACATAAAAAGCCCGCCGATCCCGGTGCGAGCAAAGATCAGGGATAG